CGCATTATTTAATTACGTACATACGTTTAACGTCGCGTATGTAAGGAGACGTGTGTACTTAGTAAGAAGTAGTTGGGATCTGTAGGACATACACATCCGAATACGTTACATTTCCAAGAGTGCCGCCAGACACCGTAAAGACTGAATTGACACCAGCAGTCGGCAGAACATTGAAACAAGTCAATGAATCTGCTGCAAAACCTCCAGACGATCCCACTAAAACACCGGAAGTTTGAGTGAAAGACTGAATGTTGGAGGCCGAGGCTGAGCCAATAGCCGATAAAGCATTAACACCATTACTCGACGACGTAAACGCCGGAGCTACAGTGGTTCCCGCGCTTGTAGTAACTCCCCAATTAATCAAAAAGATATAATTTCCATTTAAGGAGCCCTGGGGGAATGTCAAGCTGGTACTTGTAATTGTACATCCCAGAGGGTTCGAGGAGGTAACCCACGAAGTTCCCCAAGGATGGGTGGCTGAGATGGCTGATGAAGACCAGATATGGAGATAACTCGACGTACCTGATAAGTTCAATTGCGGTTTCAAAAGTTTTACATCATAACTAGCCCAGAGCTCACCAATAACTTGGTTAGTTCCGGGGAAACCTGAAGTGGCAATAGAGAAAACCCCTAAATCATAGGTTTTCTGATCTTCACCACCGGGAACATTACCGGTGCGAACATATTGCACTTGATAGGGGTTCTCAACTGGAGCACATTCAACACAGTGAATAAAATCCTTGTTGGGTTTCCCGTCCGATGAGAAATAATTCTCCAACATGGAAGTTTTGTTAGTGAACGCAGGAGCAGTAGCTCTATACTGCGTAGCCATCAAAACTGAACCCATGGCAACATTAATCGTAGATGAATAATAACTGTCAGCTGAGGTTGACTTAAATTCATAAATCAAACCCTCCCAAGAATATTCCTGAAAGTTTCCAGCAACTGCAGATAACCATGGATAGTTATTAACCAATCCAGGATTCAACGCATATTGTTGTATGGCGAATGTATTGGCAGTACCACTGGTGATAATATCACCAATGTATTCCTTATGGCGCACTCTAATAGACAAATTATTAGAATGCATACCGGGAAGTTGACCAGATGCAAGAATGGAGTTAGCTTTAATAGCATAATCTCCCTTACCTATAAACTCTGCCATAGAACCAACAAGGCCCTTGCCGAGGGCCATGCCAGCGGCGGCCCCAACAGGACCACCAAGTACCCCTCCACCGACTGCACCAGCTACACCACCAAGGTTAGCCATCATGTTGCGGAGTCTACTAACTGATTTTACAGAAGCGGTACTTTGTCTCTCGACCTTCCTCACTTCCGCGGCAACAGCTTTCTGTACCTTCTTGTTTTTAGGTTTGACGTTACTTTTGTTTCTCTGACGATTAGGCATATCTATACAACCTTGACGGAACACTAAAGTTTTAAGTATGGGATACGCGTAAAACAACAAACGCAGACTGTACATCACGAGTAAACTTATAGAAATAATATCTATAAGAAGCGCCGTGCAGTCGTTCGGCATTTTGGTTAGCACTGAACGATGCAGATTTTGGGCTATGACTACTCGCAACCCCATGCTTTGTTTTATACCCATATAGCTAGGGTTTCCTAATCCAGATAGTCCTACTGCAGAAACTGCAGTTGGTGTCACCAGGAATCCAATTGCATAAAGCATAGAAACCCAAGAGGACAACCGAGGGTGGTTCCGATATTCGTAGCACCACTGAACGGTTCGCTCATATCTGGCTTCGGGTGGACCCGTTAGTCTAAGCAAATTGTGTAAACTCTTAATATGATTAACCGGATAAGCCGTGGAGCTCGTAAACAAGTGAGAACAAAACTCAAACCTATTCGGCTCAACACGATTCATCATCCCGACCTCATGGCCGAGAGACTCATACCAAGATTTTATATGGGGATTATACTCCTCTATACCATCATCTCCATTTGATATCATGTCAACACCCCTCATAAAAGCGAGGTATGCACGAATGAAGGAATTAGTACTAGAAGTATTGAACCAACCGCTAGGCAGGCATCCCCACACAGTTTGGGCCAGAAGAGTTCCATCAGGAAGACAATAAACCTTCCGAGAAACACATTTATATCTGACCTCCATGCACTTCTTAGACCAGGAATGAACAGGCCAATAGAGACTACGACGCTCAAAATCGACCATTATTTCATCCTCTGAGACTTTCCAATCCCAAGCCTTCATATCAGATTCTAAAAGATCATCACTCTTCAAGTTTCTGACAGCCTCATAGGTTTCAGCAATGCCTTGATCGCTAAAACCCATTCCGGGTTTAGAAGGTATATCTCTGTGGTACGATATCTCGGTCTTGTTTTGAGTGTAACAAAACAACCTATCAATCAATTGATCCACAACAGACATAATAATAATTACACGCCACCTTCCTTCAGAAACTTTCTTAGGAGAGTGGGGCTCGGGTTTAAGGAAAACCTTAACAGGGTCACACATAAGACCACGAACTAAATTTAAAGGACAAATTTCACTATTAACTATAACATTATAATTTTCAAACATCAACTCCAACCGCTCAATAACAAGGCGAACAACATGCTCACCATGGGTATCAATAACATCCTTAATATTCTTTCCAAATATATTAGAAGGAATACCAGGATGTGACTCAGGTTTCATCGTTCTAGTGAGCGACAATAGTCTCTCACGCAGATCAATAAGTGCCTGGCCTGTTGGAAAGTGAGAAGATTTATAAATCTCCCCAAGCTCAATGTTTGGATAACGCCTTTGAAAAGCAGCAATTGTTTCTCGGTCAAGCCGGAGTCCAGCCGAAACTGGGTTGGCTCTCCTGGAAGACATTCGCAATGCACAATCAAAAGATGATGATGTTGATGGAGGGTAAAACCACTTTGTAATTCCGTCACAAAGACCTGACTTTTCCGCTGCTTCGAGGTACTCTGTGGTTCTTGTGACTTTTGCAATAGTGGAACGCCCTTGGGCGCAATATCCAACTTTTCTAAGGTTGTCTTCACTACTGTTCTCTGACGCTGTCTCTTCTTTCGCTCTTTCTTCACAGATGAGTCTAAAAGAATAGACTGCGGATTTACAGTAGGAAGACAAAGATGAAAATCCGACTGAACGGAGGCATCGGAGAAAATTTTCCTCAACGAATTCTCAACACTCAAATCCGGCTGGGCGGAGACATGGAGTTTACTCAACAATTTCTCAACACTTACACCTGGACTCGAGGTACTCGCGCTGTCTGAAGACGCCAAGAAGGCAGCCGCAGATAGGGTTTCTCCCTCGAAATCCGGAAGATCATTCCAATCCATGTCTTCAATAACGTTCCAGCTCAAAGAGTTGTACTTGTTACCAGAAAACACAAATTTATTTTCCTTAGAAACACCATTGTTATCTTTAACGTAAAAAGTGATGGCATCTGAAGCATCACTGGATCCCAGCAAAGCATCACGCTCTACTAAATCGAAATCAGAAAAAGCCATGGAACTTTCCTCACCTGTAAACCAGGGAAGGATCATAACATTACGCTCAAACATGTTTGCATTCTTGTCATTAACACCAATACCAACATGAGTACCAACATCCACCCCATCAATCAAGATAGGTGATCCAGAAAACCCTTGCAAAGTGGAAGCAGTATGTAAAAGCCTAACAGAATTATTCAAATTCTTGGAGGTTTGAACTACACCAAAACCACGATACAAGAAGCCATCACTATTATGTCCATAAATAGACATGGTCTTTACGGCGCTGATGTTACCCATCCTTAGAGACTTAATTTTCAATGTTGTAAACAGAGCAGAGGGAAATGATATCAAAATTTGGTCTGTACCATTAGATACAAACACAACTTCATGTTTGAGATCACTAATTGGAATACAATTCCCATCGTGCTCAATCAAACAATCAACCAAACCCATACACTGTTTCCAAACATGAGCAGCAGTCTTAATACAATAGTAATTCTTCCAAATGACAAAAGAACCCTTACCAAAAGCCAATCTGTCATTGGAAGATCTAAAAGAAATTAATCCTCTAGCTGTCGTATTAACAATTGGAGAACCATCCTTAGACTTCATCAGAAGAAGCTTGTTACCAGGAATTAAACATTCTTTTCCACTCTCAAGAGAGGTACTGAGACGAATACTCGACCGCATAACATGCTCAGGATGTGCTGATCGAACCTTATAGATTCTATTAGCTATCTCCAACTCAATGTATGGACCATCAACGTCGTATCTCTCAGATCCACAAACCTCTTGGGGTTTTTCTAACACCAAAACGAAAGAAGAAAACCAAAGGGTGTACCTGAGATAATAATACTTTAGCACTCTTTTTGACAACAAAATTGAGTACTTAAATATAACGTAGACAAGCTTAAAGCCCGCGCCTACGAACATCAGCAAGAAAATGCTGACGAATATGCGAGCTACTTGTTTAATATCTATAATTCCAAACGAAGTTTCAATCAAATCAAC